CAGAAAAGAAAAAAGCAAAAGAATATGCGAAGAAAAAAGGAATGACAGTAAAAATGAAAGGTAAATACTAATGCCAAAAAAAGGTTTGTATTATAACATCAATCAGCGAAAGAAAAAAGGGATCAGTAGATCTAAAAAAAAATCTACAATTTCTGAGAAGGCTTATCACAATATGTTGATGGGTTTTCCAAAGAAGAAGAAGTAAGTTTTTTTAACTTTCTTTCTAGCTGCCGAACATACAAACGCATATCATCTAGTTTGTGTTCAAGATCTTCTATCTTTAATCGATAACGAAGATGCCAATTAACACCTACAATATTTCTTTTAACTCTTGATACTCTTGCCATATCGTTTGATTTGAATCCCAAAATCTTTGCTTGTTATGTTTCATTCGTAAAGAGTGTAAAACTGTAGTATGATCTTGTCCAAAATATCTACCAATATTAGATAGGTTCATATTATATTTCTCACTTAATAAATTGTGAATAATATTTCTAGCTCTCACTACATCTTGAGTTCTAATCTTGCTAAACAATTCTTTCTTACTGATAAAATATTTCTTACATACTTTATCTATAAGTAAATAAACTTTATCATTAGGTGTCGAATAAGAGTGTGTGATAATTCTTCTTGGTTTAAATTCTTGTTTGCTTTTGTTGATGTGTATCTTAGCTAACTTATAACCATTCTTAAATGCGTTCTTATAGATTTGTTTTTCTTTGTAAGAAAGATTGGAATAGTGTCCAGCTTTCATGGCAAGTTTAATCTCACCAAACATTTTACTTTCAATTTTAGTCATAGATCCCCTACAGATTTTATTGTTTTTTATAATTTTTAAATTACTAACTATTTAGTAGCTAATAACTTTTCTTTCACCTGCTCAATTTGCCAAAGTAATTTATAAGAATCTTGTTGATACTTATTTACTTTATACTTTGCTTCCAGGAACTTCTGATGTTTCTTCGCTTGAAGATCCTTTAGCTTTTGCAGGTGCATCTTGATGTTTTCCATCATGCTCCTTTGTTACTTTTGCAAAATCAAATTTTAAATTTTCGATCTTGCATTCTACAAACTCTCCTCTATTCGAGTTGTTTGCAGCTTTCTCTACATCATCAAAGAGTTCAATCATTTGAAAATGACATTCCCCAGTAATAATTCGTTTGTATTTTGTCATTTTTTATCCTGTTTGTCTATATCTTTTTTATGTAAGCTAAATGACATATCATTATAGATACTCATGTCGTGATAGTTGTCAGCTTTATATCCTCGTGTTGCTCTATAAAGTTTAAGTGCCATCATAATATGACCTACTTGATAAGGTTTTATTTTTCTTTTTAGATTATCAGCAAGGACCAATGTAAACATCTCTGCTAACATATGGAAATTATATTGATAGTCTCCATAATCTTTTTGACGATCTTCAACGATCTTACTTTTAATTTCTTTATCTAAATCTGTTACTTTCATATTTTGTTTTTAAAGGTGTGCCAGAGAAAAACAAAGAGGGAAGCTAGAAGAAAGGGAAAGTCTAGCAAATGTAAACCCAAAAAACTCCGACACACCATTGAATTACAACGACTCTAAATTAGTATCTGTTGTAATTGTTTTGTTTATAATCTGAACCTTGACCTTTTGCAAATCTATTATTGTTGCCAAAAGATTGCTGCTGTCCGCTAGGCTTGGCAGCTGTTGATCCAGAATTTGATGGTGTCAAGACGACATTGATAATTCCTGTTGGATTACCTTGCTCATCAAGATCATCAAATGCAGCTTGATTGTACCAAGTATCTCCTATCTTAGTTCCAAGTCTCCAAGTTTTGCCTTGAGGACTTTTAGGATTTATTGGTGCAACAAATACTGGTCTGTTATCTCCTGCTTGTTTGTCTGCGTTATGCGTAAGTTTTATATATATCTTATCACTCATTATATTACTCCTTGTTGGTTTAGTTTAGTCTCATGCACATCATACAAATCTGTGACTTGTCGATACACTCTGAGATTTTTATTAGGATCAAATAAGCTAGGATTGTCTTTTCTAAATTTCCTTAGAGCATAAATATCATTGATTGATTTTATGGCATCTCTTACTTGATTCATATCGACATTCATGTCGAGATGACCTGTACCACTTACTTTTGTTTGTGGAATATTATTAGTAGGTTTAGTATTGCTTGGTTTAAAAGGTTGTGCTTTATAACCATCATCATTATCCAAACCTGTTTTTAAATTAAGTGCATTCAAGAATGCGTACTTCTTAGCATAACTCATACCATTACCTGTCCCGAATTTATCTAGATTTCCCATGGCACTACATCCATTGATGTCAACATAACTTTCTGGGTTTTCAACATCATGTATTCTCATGGTACAAGTAACCATAACAAAGTTTTCCTTGATCTCATTGGTGTAATTACAGATAGGGTACAACCCATTGTTTAACAATGACTCCATTGCTACCTTTTGTACCTCATCATGTTGTAGTGGATTGAAGTGCATACCAGGAACTTTCTTTCCTTTTGTAACACCTCCTGCTTCACAAGCTGCCTTATGTAGTTTTTGATATATGTTTGTTTTCATTTTTTCTCCTATGTTTTTGTTAAGCATCCAATCCCCATAAGTTTTTGATTGTTTGCTTTTGTTCTTGTATTAAATCCCTATAATAAAAAGGGTGATTTAATTCTGGTGGTTCTGAAAAGTTAGCTAACTTTTTAATGTCTCCTTTACAGAACACAATTAATTCTTCCCATGATAATATTCTTTGAACCATTAAATTGTATTGGTCTTCTAAATATTTTGTATTGAGTTGATAGTATTGCTCATCAAATATTTTATATTCATTCTCATTAACATAAACTAAGTGTGGTTTTCTTTGAGTGCAATGATAATAGAATGCTACTTGTTTAATGTGCATTGGATCTGGTTCTTCGGGTAGCTGCGTAGTTGCCATGTAGTATTCATCCTTACCTCTTTTCTTTTTTAAGGTAGGCGGTTTTGTTTTCAACTCCACAAACTTATTGTTGCTTTCATAATCGATCCGACCAATAATATCGAACAGCATTTCATCTTCCTTGCTCGACACATATCGTTCAGCAACTAACTTCTCATCATTAAATATTTCTTTAACTGCTTTCTCTACATTCTTAATTGTAGGGTGTGCAAACTCCACCATCATATCTCTACCTAGTTTATCTTTGTCATCTACAGGTGGTGTTAATTTATTAATCTCATCTAATTCTTGTTGAAAGACATCATCATAATCTTTATTCTCTAAGGTTATTTTTTTATCGCCTTGAAATAAAATTTCACATAGCAATCTTTGAGCTGTGTTGTTTACCAGATTACCAAAGGGTGCTTTGTATCGAATAAAAAAAGATCTTCTTAGTTCTTGTGGTAAAGAGTAGTTAAGAATAAATCTTGTTAGGTTTTGTGTGGATGATGGCGACCAATGATCAAACCCTTGACCACCATTTAAAAAATTAAAGTATTGTTTTAAGTTTTCTTTTATAATCATTTTTTCCTTTGTTGTTTTTCCACAATCTAGCATAATAAAACTTGTTGTCAAATTAAAAATCCATGCTATATAAATCCTAATAGTATAACAAAACAAAGGAGCAACTATGACTTTAGCTGAATGGCGAAAGAAAAAAAATATATCCCACTATACATTGGGACAGATGTTAGGATTTAATTCTATCAATCCTGCAACCAACTCATCAAGGTATTGCCTTGAGAGTAAAGAAAAAAGATTTCCAAAACCAAGTACAGTAAAAAAGATATTGGAAGTGACTAAAGGTGAAGTTAAGATCGAAGATCTTTACAAGGCTTGGTGGAATGAAGAAACAAAATAATAAACTACCTTATAAAAAAGTTAGAATTATCTGGCAGGATATTTGTAGCTCATCTAATTGGTATGATGATCTATCTGATGTAGATGATTTTAATTTTTCTTGGTGCGAGGATGTAGGTTTTCTTTATGAGAAAACACCAAAGAAGATTACGATCTTCAGTTCTTTCTCGTATGATAATGGAAAGTTATCTGTTGGTAATATCACTTGCTATCCAAAGTGTGTTGTTAAAAAAATAATTTACGAAAAATAATTATGACTTACTCAACCATCTTTGATGATGCTGAATTACAAAAAGAATTAAAACGATACAAGAGGGAAGTGGATAAGCTGCGTAAGGTTATTGATATACTTGAAACAGATTTATCAGTTAAAGAATATGAGATCAGACAATTAAAAGAAAGGCTAAAACATGGCAAGATGGACCTACCATCACAGTAATGGAAGTTATAATGATTGGCACAGAAAATATGATGGTATAGCCATGATTGATGTCGATAGTATTGAGGTTTGTCCTCATTGCTACGAGCCACTTGCCATACTCGAGACTTGCTATGATAAAAACCAGAAATACAAGGCTACCAACCTCTGTAATACCCTTGCTAGACGACTAAACATACCCTGTTTTTTAGTTTTCTATAAGAATGTGACACCAACTACCCTAACCTTTAGGATCAAGCGAATAACAGGCTCTCAGACAGAGTTTCAGTATATGAATGAGGATGAATGGGTATCAGTATTGTATGAAATACAATCTGAACACAAGAAAGTATGTAAACATGGACACAAGTAGAGGGTTTTTATTATTAACCTATAAATTGTATGGGTATTTTAATAATAAGGTTAGCGGTGTAGTTAAATCAAACTGTATCAATGTGTATTTATCTTTGATGAAGTATGCTTGGAAAACTAATGGATATAAATGTGCTATTCGATACTCAACTATTGCTAAAGATACAGGGTGTTCTAAGATGACAGTTAGAAGGACCATAAATACCCTTAACAAACTAAATATTATATCAGTTAAAAGATTACCTAGTGCCAATGAATATCAAATCAATACTAACTTTCTAAGGTTTGAGGGGGTATCAAAATTGAACACTCACTCATCTAAAGGGGGTATAAAATTGAACACTCACTATGATAAGGGGGGTATAAAATTGAACAGTATTAATAGAACAATAAATATATATAATAATAATAGGTCTAGCAGTAAGGTAGACGAGATTATATCTGCTAATATGGGAGATCAAAATAATATAATAAATAAGCTATCCGAGTTAGACCTGGTAGACCTTAAATCAGATACTAATAATGTTTATTATTGTAAGTTAGCCATCGAGAGAAAGGAAGATATGGCTCGTGAAAA